GCCTCAGCGAGGCGCTAAAGGCATGGCTGTTCTCATTGCTGTTGGTGTTCCTAAGAAGGGGAAGAAATAATGGCTACTAGACGTGTCAACACTGGTCGTAGATTTGGTGATGAAAAGCCTGTTCAGCGGAACAGGGAAAATAGACCTGAAGGAGATCCCAATCGCTCCCCTGGTGAAAGCAATGCCAATAGGTATATGCCCTCAGTAAGGGAAGACACTGATGTGATGTTTCCCAAGGATGTTGAGCGTGTTAGGAGAAGTTTGTCCCCTACAGGTAGAGGCGCTGCTAGACAGTCTCAAGTAGATGCTGGTGCGAGAGCCGGTGGCAGAATGCTTGGGCGTGCTGGCTATGCTGGTCTTGCCTTTGAAGCAGGTAGAGCAGCAGGCGATGCCCTTGTTGATAAAGCCATTGAAAAAACTGCAGAGGGCAAGGTGAAACTTTCTGACTATGCTAAGAAGCGTATGAGGGAAGAAGAAGACTTTCAAGCTATGCAGAAAGCTCTTCGTGCTGCTGATAAAGAAAAAGAAGAAATGCGTAAGGGAGGCATGGTGAAGAAAATGGCTAAAGGTGGTGAAGTAAAGAAGAAGACAGAGGCTAAGAAGCCTACTCCTGTTTTTGATAAGAAGATGAAGCCTGAGGACATGCCTCCGAATAAGGCAGCTATGGATATGATGCGTGAATGGGAAGACAAGGAAAAACGTCGTAAGATGGGAGAGAGATATGAACAAATCATGCCTCCTTCTGGTCTTGCAAAGGGCGGTGCTGTGCAGCAAGCCAAGGTTGGTAAGGTGATGAAGGAATACAAGGAAGGCACTCTTCATAGCGGTGCTGGTGGCAAAGTGGTGAAGAGCCCTCGCCAAGCTATCGCAATTGCGTTAAGCGAAGCCAAAAAAGTGAAAAAGAAATGATATCAAAACAATACGCAGCAGGTTTTGTTGATGGCGAAGGCTGTATAAATGTATCTACAACCCGCACAACAACATTTATCCGTATTCTTGTGGTAAACACAAATAGACATGTTCTTGAGTTGTTTAAAGAACGGTGGGGCGGGGATATCCAACAAAATAAACAACACAATAAAACATGGAAAATTAGTTATACTTGGAGACTACAGCATAAAGCCTGCTTATCTTTTTTAAAAGATATATATCCCTTTTTAATTGTTAAAAAACAACAAGTAGAAGCTGCTTTTTCTTTTTTTGAGGCTTGTCCCGGTAAAGGAAATAGGTGGACTGAAGAGACTTTAAATTTAGCAAAAGAAGCTATTGAAAAAATTAAAACCCTAAATAAAAAAGGGTATGAAACTGTTCCTTACATATAATGTCGATAACAAGCTATCCAGCGCTGGTAACGCTAAATGAGCCAGTATCAATTGGTGGTACTAGCGCTGATGCTTTTGGGCGCACTCGTATTAGTGCTCCGATCACGCTTTTTGACAGCCAAAACAGATATGCAAAGAGTAGTGATTTCGATGAGTCTCTATCTGGCAGCGCTACTTGCACTCATGCTGTCAATGAATCTTCTGTCCTCCTTAATGTCACTAGCGCCAGTGGCGACGAAGTAGTTAGAGAAACAAAGCGTGTCTTTGCTTACCAGCCTGGTAAGTCTTTGTTGTCTATGAACACGTTTGTTATGCCTGCAGCACATGCGAATGTGCGTTGCAGAGTAGGCTATTTTGGTCTTCAGAACGGCGTCTATTTCGAGAGAAGCGGAACAGAACTGAGGATGGTTAGACGCACATACACCAGTGGTGGTGTCGTCAACAACGTTGTTGCTCAGTCTAGCTGGAACGGAGACAAGCTAGACGGAACAGGCCCTTCAGGACACACAATCGACTCTACAAAGGCGCAGATATTCTGGCAAGATTTTGAGTGGTTGGGTGTCGGTAGCGTCAGAACAGGCTTTGTCATCAATGGCTTGTTCATTGTCTGCCACACGTTCCATCATGCAAACGTTCTTGCACTTGTCTACATGACAACGGCTATCCTTCCTCTGCGTTATGAAATTACCAACACAGGAGCAACAGATGGCAGCAGGACAATGAAGCAGATTTGCTCCACCGTCATCAGCGAAGGCGGCTATGAAAAGAGAGTGCCTTTGCAGACGGCTAGAAGGACGTCAGCGGCCTCTGTTGGTACAACACTGGTTCCTCTAGTGTCCATTCGTCTAGACAGCGACAGGCTTGATTCTGTTGTCATTCCTGATGGCTACAGTGCGTTGCCCATTGCTTCAGCTTCAACAACGTTTGAGATACAGCTCATTAAGAATGCAACGCTAACATCTGCTTCGTGGTCGCAAACAACGTCTGACAACGTTGAATTTGACATATCAGCCACTGGTGTCTCTGGCGGCACCATTGTCGATAGCGTATACACCACAGAGAGCAACCTCACCTCTGCTTCTGTTTCCAATAACAGAGAATACAACTTCTCTATGCAACTTGGAAGAACACTGGCAGGTGTCAGCGATACATACACCATTGCTGCTCGTACTCTCAGCGGCACACAGAGTGCTCTTGCTACGTTTTCGTTCTGGGACTTGACATGACAGGAAACAAGAATAGAAGTGTAGGGAAGGTGTTGACTACGTCAACGGCTGATGTCTACGTTGTTCCTGGTGCCTTCAAAGCCGAGGTTGATTCCATTGTCATCACTAACACAAGTGGTAGCGATGTCAGAGTAGACCTAGACTGGTATGAAGCAACAACAGCTACGTCGTATGCGTTGACCAACGACACCATCATCAAAGCCAACAGCGTTGTTCAATTGACAAACGCTTTGTACTTGGATAAGAATGACAAGATTACAGGCAGCGCTGCAACAACCAGCGTCATCACTGTAACGGTGAGGACTAGGGAGTATTTTGCAGAAAGGCTGTAGAGATGTTTGCACCTCTCATTGCTATATGTTTAATTGGTGGCGAATGCAGTCTCTTGACTAGAACAGACAACAAGACATACAGCACATATGAGGAATGTGTTGCAGCTACAATAGAAGATGTGAAGACTATAGAAGAACGTCTGCATTTGAGAAACATCAAAGCTACCATTGGTTTCAAATGCGAAGTACCTAAGGATAGGGTGTAATGAAAAAAGAACTGACAGAGCAGCAGAAGAAGTTTTTGGAAGTGTTGTTTTCTGAAGCCGGTGGTGATCCGGTGAGGGCTAAGCTGTTGGCTGGGTATAGCCAGGGCTACAGCACTAAAACGCTCATGGCTGGTCTCAAAGAAGAGGTGCTAGAGGCTACCAAGCTCTACATCGCTATGAACGCTCCTAAGGCCGCTATGGCTGTCATTGGGGGCATTGACGATCCTACGCAGCTTGGCATCAAAGAGAAGCTGAACGCTGCCAAAGACCTGTTAGACCGTGCTGGTCTCATCAAGACAGAGAAGATTGAGGTGAGTGGCGGTGGTGGTGTGATGTTGTTGCCTGCCAAGGACAATGAGTGAGAGATATTTAGGTAGTTGGATTCTTCCTCAGCCTGTAGAGAAGGAACGCTATGTCCCCATTCCTAAATGGAGACACACACTAAGCGTTCCTTTTGGCTATAAAGAGGAGGAAGGAGACGATGATTGGTTTCATCCGGTGAAGAAAGAACTGGATGCGTTAGAGTTAGCCAAGAAATACGTCAAGAAATACACATACACTGAGGTGGCTAACTGGTTGACGACGCAGACAGGGCGAAGTATAACTGGCGCTGGTCTGAAACAGCGAATAAACAGCGAAATAGGAAGAAACAAACGTGCTGGATTCTATCGATCCCTTGCTGAGCGGTACAAAAAAGCTCTCGAGAAAGCCCAAGAGTACGAAAAAAGGCTCGGAAAAGCCGAAAAAACAGAGTTCTTTGATACAGACCCTTTCGTCCAACTCAGCAGAGATTGGGAACAAGACGTTGGAGATACCAAAGGGGCTGGAAGAAGAAAACAACGTCATATTCAAGCCCAATCCAGGCCCTCAGACAGCGTTTCTTGCAGCACCTGAGCGTGAAGTGTTGTATGGTGGTGCTGCTGGAGGTGGAAAAAGCTATGCTTTGTTGGTAGATCCGCTACGTTACATCACCCATCCGCAGTTTTCTGGTCTGATTCTTCGTCACACAACGGAAGAACTCAGAGAACTCATTTGGAAGAGCCAAGAACTCTATCCAAAGGTGATTCCTGGCATCGTTTGGAGCGAAAGAAAGATGCAATGGCAGCATCCAAACGGTGGAAGACTGTGGATGTCCTATCTTGACAGAGATGAAGATGCGTTGCGCTACCAAGGTTTGAGCTTTGTCTATGTAGCTTTTGATGAGTTGAACCAATGGTCTTCTCCGTTTGCTTGGAACTACATGCGAAGCCGTCTTCGTACAGCAGCGTCTGATCTTCCTGTGTATATGCGAGCAACCACTAACCCAGGTAATGCTGGTCATTGGTGGGTGAAGAAGATGTTCATTGATCCAGCGCCGCCTGGTCAGCCTTTCTGGGCAACAGACATTGATACTGGAGACACTCTCACTTATCCACAGGGACATGAGAAGGCAGGACAGCCGCTGTTTAAGCGCAGATTCATCCCTGCCACTCTGAGAGATAATCCGTATCTATATAGCAATGGCGACTATGAAGCGATGCTGCTGTCGCTACCTGAAACACAACGCAGACAACTGTTATACGGAGATTGGGACATTGCAGAAGGTGCGGCTTTTCCTGAATTTAAGCGGAGTGTGCATGTTGTTGAGCCTTATCGCATCCCTAGTGATTGGCCTCGATTCAGAGCCTGTGACTACGGCTACGGTAGTTGGTCAGCAGTGCTCTGGTTCGCCGTAGCTCCAGATGAGTCACTAATAGTGTACAGAGAGCTATATGTAACCAAGGTGCTTGCTGAAGACTTGGCAGTGATGGTGTTGAATGCTGAAGATGGAGAGAAGATTAGGTATGGCGTGTTAGATAGCTCTACCTGGCATCGTCGTGGTGACACTGGTCCTTCCATTGCAGAACGAATGATTTTGAAGGGATGCAAATGGAGACCGTCAGACAGAAGCGCTGGTAGCCGCATCTCAGGGAAGAATGAGCTTCATAGGCGTCTTCAGCTTGATGAGTTCACAGACAAGCCTCGTATGGTGTTCTTCAACACTTGTACAAACCTTATATCGCAGCTTCCGTTGATTCCGTTGGACAAGAACAATCCTGAAGACATTGATGTGAAATACGCTAACGATCACATTTACGATGCTCTGCGATATGGCGTGATGTCTCGTCCTCGTAGCAAGTCTGTGTTTGATTTTGACGACGACACTAAGCAGCGCTTTGTCCCGGCTGACAGCCGTTTCGGCTATTGATGTAGGAATAACATGGCAAAAGAAATGGATACACCTTTTACGGACGACAAAGCAATTGCTTTGCCTGATACAAATCAGTTTAGAGCAGCGTCGCTTTCTAGCTTCGTTGAAGAGCGGTTTAGTCGTTCTAAGACGGCTCGTCGTTTCGATGAAGAGCGCTGGCTGCGTGCCTATAGAAACTACAGAGGCATATACGGTCCTGACATGAAGTTCACGGACAGCGAAAAGAGCCGTGTCTTTCTGAAGATTACGAAGGTGAAGACGCTGGCAGCGTATGGACAAATCACCGATGTCTTGTTTGCCAACAACAGCTTTCCCTTGTCTGTGGAGCCTACAGCGTTGCCTGAGGGTGTTGCAGAGCATGTTCATGTGGAGACGAACCCACAAGCGGCTAACCTGCCTAAGCAGGAGCCCGATTTAGGCTCTTTGTTTGGCTACAAAGGAGACGGCAAAGAGCTTCCTCCTGGTGCCACTCCTCAGTCGCTTATGGAGCGTCTGGGACCGCTTAAGAACACCTTTGGCGACCTAGATGTCAAGGAAGGTCCTGGAGTGACTCCGACATCCATCACCTTCAGCCCTGCTATGGTGGCGGCTAAGAAGATGGAGAAGAAGATTAAGGACCAGCTTGATGAGAGCAACGCCACAAAGCATCTGCGGTCTACAGCGTTTGAGATGGTGTTGTTTGGTACAGGCATCATGAAAGGTCCGTTTGCTGTTGACAAGGAATATGCTCGATGGGACAAAGACGGCTCATATGACCCCATCGTCAAGACAATGCCGCAGACGGCTCATGTCAGCGTTTTCAATGCCTATCCTGATCCTGATGCCACCTACATGGAAGAGGCTGGCTATTTCATTGAACGACATAAGCTGAGTAAGACACAGCTTCTGGGACTGAAGAAGCGTCCTATGTTCAGGAAGAGCGTCATTGATGATCTTGTCTCAGAT